TGCATCAATGGCTGGTTTTATTACCAATGATTTAATGAATATCCTTCTCGATAAAATCGATAAACATAAAGGGAATAGAAAAGTATAAAAAACTAGTTGGATTCCAACTTCTCCTTTCCTATATTTACGACTATGATAGAAAAAATAAAACAAGGGATGTTTCCATTCCTAATAGCCTTTTCGGCTTTGTCAGTTTCAACCTCAGCCGCTTTCTACTCAGTAAGTGGTCTTAGCAAATTATTTGCTGGAGCTTCTTTAGAGGTTATAATAATGGCAGGTTCATTAGAATTTGCTAAATTAGTAACCGCTTCATTATTGTACCAATATTGGGATACAATTAATAAAACTTTACGAACTTATTTATCTATTGCTACTATAATATTAGTATTAATTACTAGTATGGGTATTTATGGCTTTTTAAGTGCTGCATATCAAGAAACATATTCTAAACTATCAGCAGTAGAAAATCAAAAAGGGTTTATTCAACAAAAAATTGACTTTTACCAAAACGATGTAACACGATATGATACGGAAATTGAAAGAATATCTAGTAATATTAGTACTTTATCTAATGCAAAAGCTTCGACCATCCAAGTACGAGACACCTCGGTATCTGGGGGCTTTAGACAAACAATCTCCACAACTGAGCTTAGAATGGCGCAAAGTCGTATTAATATTGAGGAGGAAAATCGTAAGTTGGCGCAATCAAAACGAATAGTAGCATCAGATAGTTTACAAAAATTCCAACTACAAGTACTGGAACTTGATAATAACACCGAAGTAGCTGGTGAACTAGGACCACTGCAATATCTATCGAGTTTGACGGGTTATTCTATGGATAAAATTATAAATGTACTACTACTTATAATAATATTTGTATTTGATCCTTTAGCCATATCCTTAGTAATATCAGCTAATTTTGCTTTTGATAAAGCATACCCTAAAAAGAAATACAAAGAAAACCTATATGGGGAATTTGAAGAGGATGATGGTTGGGATGAATTTATTGAGGAAGAGACCTTTGATGCAGAAAAGAAACCTGTTAATGAAGATTTTGATTGGGAGGCAGCAGAAAAAAGGATGGAGATTATAGGTCAAAATGGTAATGATGGAGAACACTACTCAGAACTAGATTTAAACAAAGATGGCATAGTTAATTCTACTGAAATCGATGCCGCTGTAGCTAGGATAGCAGAAATAAAAAGACTTAGAGGAGGAAATATAAACCCAGAAGGGGAATTCCAAAAAGAAATAGAACGTTTATCAAATTTAGTAAAATTATCCTTAAAGGAAGACGACGAAACAAAAACTTATTAAAGTAATGCGCGGGAGGCTTGGCTACCCGGGATATCTTTCGTATCTTCACGTGTTGGTAAGAAAGCCAACAATTAAAAAATAAAGGTCATGAAAGAATTTATCAAGTCAATTAAAGAAAACCCAAGAGAATTTGTAGAAACTGTAGTGCTTATGAGTACACTATCAATATTGTTTTATTTTTCAATGTGGATTTTTTATTAATGAATAGCCCATACAAACCAACAACTACCAGAAAACAACTAGATGTAAAGTTTTCTAAGTTACGTAAACTAAACTACAATGCCTTTAGGTGGTGGAGAATGTATGATAACCCAAATAAACCCCTAGATAATAGAGCATTATTTCGTGATCGTATATTAAATGGTGATTTTGATTATTCACATTACAAATACCAGGCAGATTGGTGTGAGCATGAAATGAATGACGTTGCTGCTAAGTATGGTGATGATATAGGAAGATATGTTGAAGAAACATCATTATTACGTTCTCGTAGAAAACGTTTACTCGAGGATTTTGAAAAAGATGAAAACGGTAAATTAGAATTATTAATAAAAGCATTTACTGTTCATTTTAGATGCAATGAAGAACAAGTTTATGAAGAAATTTTCAAATGTAGTGGAGAACTGATAGATCTTTATTATATTATAGAAGAGAAGTACAAAATAGTCCATATGCCTTATCCCCTAAAGCGTAGAGGACGACCTAAAAAAGTTATATAATGAAATTCAATTTTGAACATAATAAGTCCAATTTTAGCTTAAAATTTCCAAGTATAATACTTGGAATACCAACTGCAATAATAGGACATAGTATTCACGGTGGTTTTTTGTGGACATTGTTCGATTTATTATTTTGGCCATTTGTTTGGATTAAGTGGTTTGTATATCATGAGGTAACAGTTACAATAATAAAGAATGCATTTAGTTGGTTCTTAAAATAAATAAAATATGAAAATTCTACACATTAGTGATACACATGGGTTCCATGAATTACTACAAATACCAGAAGGTATTGATATGGTTATTCATAGTGGAGATTGTAGTAACCCAAGAGACCCTTATACAAATGAACCTGAAGTAAGAAGATTTATTGACTGGTTTAGTAGTTTAGACATAAAGTATAAAGTATATGTTGCCGGAAATCATGATACATCAATTGAAAAAAAGTTAGTAACTAAAGCAGACTTTAATGAACACGGCATTGTATACTTAGAAAACGAAACTTATGAAATAGAAGGTATTAAGATCTTTGGATCTCCACATACTCCTCAGTTTAATCAGTGGGCTTTCATGAAAGCTAGAAATAAGTTGGATAGAATTTGGGGAAGAGCAATCCCAGACGATGCTGATATTGTTATTTGCCATGGTCCACCACGAGGGGTGTTAGATTTGTCCTATGATAGAAATAATATTATGGAGCATTGTGGTGATAAATCACTAATGAATAGAGTTATGGAAGTAAAACCAAAACTAATGTTATTTGGTCACATCCACAACAACAAAGATATAGTAAATGCAGGTACTAGAAAGGTATATGGTTTAGATACTATATTCTCAAACGGTTCTGTAGTTACTGATGGAAAATTTGGTAAATTAAGTAGTCAAGGAAATATATTTGAATTATGAGCAAACTAAAACAAACTAAAATACCATTATTAATAGATGAGGATGGAATTTTACAGCACATCGTAATTGACAATGAATTCAATTGGAAACTTGTAAGAGAACGAGATGGATTAACAAAACAATCCAAGGGTGTTAAATGGATAGAGTGGAATGAAGATGGTACTTTCAAAGAACAATTTCAAGAAGTTGCAATTGGTAGAAGTTTAATTATGTCACCATTCAATCACTCATTTACTTGGCAAACTACAACAGTAACAGAAATTGTAGAACAACGAGAGGATTATATTAAATTTAAGACAGGAAATAGTAATTACGAATTATTTAAAATATGAAAGAACAAGAAATTAAAGATTTAGGATTTGAAGTACAACATGAAACAGTGGAAAGCTCAGGACACGATACAGATTGGCATTACTATACACTTGATATAGGTGATATTTGTTTAATTACAAATCCTAATGATGAAGCAGTAAAGGATGGATGGGAAGCATCTATATTTGACTTTCCATCCTGTGTAATTAAAAATATTGGTGATTTGAAAGCTTTAATTAACATTATAAAAAAGAATAGTATATGATGGTATCACACGAAGTACCTAGATGTTTATTAACAATATCACGAGAATTCAATTCGTATTCATACTGCCTCCCCCATTTATTGGATATAGACGAGGATTACAAAAACTTCTTCTATGAAGAAAAAACTAAGGGGAGATATATTATAATGGATAACTCACTCCACGAATTAGGAGAAGCATATGATTTTGATAGATTAAAATATTGGGTTAACGAATTAGAACCAGATGAATTTATGGTACCGGATGTTTGGATGGATTGTCATCAAACAGCATCACAAGCCAAATATTGGAAACAATTTGAATTCCCAGAAAAAACTAAAAAGATAGCAGTAATTCAAGGTAAGGATAAAAATGACGCCTATTTATGTGCTGGGTTATTAAGGGAATTAGGTTACGATAAATTATGTGTATCTTACGGTGCTACCTGGTATAATGATTTCTTCCCACACACCAATGTGGATATGGGAAAAGCATTAGGTAGAGTACGATTTGTACAAGGATTATTAAACTTAGACCATTTAAAAGATGTTAAATTACATTTATTAGGCTGTGCTATACCACAAGAATTTGGTTGGTATGATAATCATCCTCGAATTGAATCAATTGATACTTCAAACCCAATAATGGCTGCTTTAGAAGGCACTTGGTATGAGGACCATGGTTTAAATTCAAAACCAAAGGCAAACATGAATGATCATTTTGATATGATATATGATGAATTAGATTATTTAAATATTATTCACAATCTTAAAAAATTTAGAAAAATAAACAATCTACCTATCACATAAAACTAGGATACCCAGTATACCTGTCGTATATTTACGTATTAGAAACAATTAAAAAACCAAACAGTTATGATGTCACTTTTCGATTACCAAGGTCACGCAGATAAAGACGGGACAGGATTAAGATTAAATGCTTACGCACAATTAAAAAAACAACCTTATAAAAAAAGGTTATTAGAGTTTAATGGTATGGAAGTATTTTTATATAACGAAGAATTTCTAAAGGAATTTTTTGAAATCCAAGAAATTTTTAAGGCATAAATTATGGCAAATAGCAATAGAACAGAGATCTATATAGAAGGATCTAAGGAAGCAATTGATAATTTTGTAGAACGATTTGATAAATGTCATGATGGTCCTTACCCAAATCAAGAAGAAAATCCTCACATCGCTGATGAATTTGGAGCAGATGCTGAATTATTTATTGATAAAGTTGGTTCAAAATGGATCCAAATTTGGGATGAAGGTATTTATCGTTCAAGTGATAATAGATGTGAAATTTATTTAGATACAGCTTGGTACCCACCATCAGATATGATTTTAGAAATTTATAGACAAATGGCTGAAATTGATGATGAAATCAAAGTATCAGGTAAATACTGGGATGAAGGACATCAACCAATAGGAGTATTCGAAGTATACTATGGGCAGATAATTTCGGAAGAACAAAGTATTGATGATGATGAAGATCAAGAATATTTTTGGGGTGATGTAATTGAACCTGCATTCGAAATCCTCCAAGAGAGATTAGATAAAGTAATGAAAGAAATATAATATGGCAGAATTTATAAGACACGCATTAGGTCTTTGTGGAGAGCACTACCATCCAAACCTATTGACACTTCTCATAGGAGGAGTTGGATTTTCAACTATTTTTTCGTATGTTCGATCATATATAAAATGTAAATTTAATCAAGCGTTTGCCTATACGCAAAATACCTGGCAGTTATAAATTTAAATAAATTATGAGTAAAACAAAAAAACATTGTGTAATTAGTCTTTCAGGTGGAATGGATTCAAGTACTTTACTACTTAGAGCATTAAAAGATTACGACACTTGTACCGCTATCAGCTTTGATTATGGTCAAAAACACAGAGTAGAATTAGAAAGAGCTCAACAATTAGTAGATTATGTAAATGGTAACCCAACAAGAGTATTTAACATTCGTGAAAATATGGAGGGGTATTCTGAATTATATTCTGAAGTAAATTATCGCCAAATTAAATTAGATGGATTAGCAGATTTACTAGATTCAGCATTAGTTGAAGGTGGGGATGATGTACCAGAAGGACATTATGAGAATGATAATATGAAAGAAACAGTTGTACCTAATAGAAATAAAATATTTGCTTCTATTACACAAGCTGTAGCATTATCAGTAGCAAATAGAACAGGAGAAACTTGTGATATTGCTTTAGGAGTACATGCTGGGGATTTCGAAGTTTATCCTGATTGCAGACAAGAGTTTAGAGATGCAGATGATAAGGCGTTTCGTGAAGGTAATTGGAATGCTGAAAAAGTAGGTTATTTCACACCCTATATTAAAGGTAATAAATTCACAATATTACAAGATGGAGAAAAATTGGTTGAGGAACTCGGTTTATCATTCGATGAAGTATATAAAAGAACAAATACTTCTTATAAGCCTTATCCTTCGGGAAATAGTGATTATAAGTCTGCTTCTAGTGTTGAGAGGATTGAGGCTTTTATTGCTTTGGGGAGAAAAGATCCTGTCATTTATGAGGATGAAACTGGAGTGGTTGATTACGAAGTAGCAGAAGCACACGTAAAACAAATACTTGCACAACACGGTAAGTAGGTTATAAGAGAGAGATAGTGAAGCTGTAATTGGGAAGTAGAGAGAATTAATTAGCGAAAAAAGGTTTGTAGTAGCTAGGCGTCTCTAATTGCACCCAATCAGAAACCTTGAAAGACCCGAAATGTCTCTCTTTAAGTAGGTCCACATTGTGGATATATGTTCCTTCATGGGATTAAGGATTGGTCATAACCGGTCGCCTACAGTAATGTCCCATGGTGTAATTGGCAGCACTACAGTTTTTGGTACTGTTAGTCTAGGTTCGAGTCCTAGTGGGATAACTAAAATTAACGTAGTCGAAAAGGTAGGGCAGTAAATAAGTTTATAGGTAGCATTTGATGTGTGAACCCTTATTGAATCCCTACCACTACAAAATATTAAATAAATTATGAAACAACAACTACCAGATGCAAAGAAGCATCAACAAATCAGTTTTATTAAATCGGGTATTCGTATCTTAGGTTACATTTCTTTATGTTATAGCTTGGATATCGCCGTAGGTTTACTTATATTAAGTGAAGGAATAGGAATTATAGAAGAATTAGTTTAAATTAAAATTATGAAAGAAATATTACAATTTAGTGCAAATTGGTGTCAACCTTGTAAAATGTTATCACCACGAATGGAAAAACTAAAATCTGAAGGTAAAATAAATTATCGTAAGATTGATGTAGATCAAGATCAAGATTTATCTATTAAATATGGAGTAAGAAATATCCCAACTTTAATTTTACTAGAAAATGGTGAAGTTAAAAACCGAGCAACAGGTGTACAATCTGAACAACAAATAATCAACTTTTATAATGGCTAGAACATCATTAGATATAATCTTAGAAGGAGTCAGCAATGGGACAATTAGTAGTGCAGATGCCAAAATACTACTAGAGGCAATAAATCAAAAAGGAGGCACTAATTTTGTACCTGTACCTTATAGAGAGATAAACACACCAGATTGGACTTATGATCCTTATAGACCAGGTCAACCTTGGTATACAACTACAGGAACTGATAGTACAACACCAATAACAAATAAAACTACAACAAATGGGTAAATTTCAATCAAGTAAAGTATTTGACGGGTTTAGTACAGTGTTCCGTCAGTGGAAAGCAGAAACAACACACTGTAGATTTGTACACGGTTATGGTATTTCATTTAAAGTATACTTTGAAGGTGATTTAGATGAAAGAAACTGGGTATGGGATTTTGGCGGTATGAAACGAGCTAAGACATTAATTGACGGTAAACAACCAAAATTATGGATGGATTATATGTTTGATCACACAATGATTGTAGCAGAAGATGATCCATGGGTAGAAGCATTTAAACAGATGGATGAAGCAAACGTAGCCCAAGTCAGAGTAATTCCAGCTACAGGGGCAGAAAGTTTTGCTAAATATATTTTTAATAAACTTAATGAATTTGTAAAGGCTGAAACTGACCATAGAGTTAGGGTAATTAAAGTTAAATTTATGGAACACGGAAAAAACGCTGCTTACTATGCCGAATAAAAAGGTTATTGATTGTTTTTTATTTTACAATGAAGTCAAAATGTTAGAGTTTAGACTTAAGGAACATTATGATTATGTAGACCAATTTGTAATAGTAGAATCCAATAAATCTTTTACAGGCAAAGACAAAGAGTATTTTTTCCAAGAACACATTTACCGTTTTAGAGAATATATAGACAAAATTACTTATGTTAAGTTGAATGAAACTGAATCCCATAAATCAGCTTGGGATTCAGAGGAGTTCCAAAGAAATTGTATAAGTAAAGGGTTAGGTAAACTAAATCTATTAGATGGAGACATTGTTTTAATTTCTGATATTGATGAAATTTTAAATGTGGATATTATTCCTGATTTAAAGTTAATTAACACTTTAGAATTACATTCTCTAGAGTATGATATGTACTATTACAACATGGAGTGTTATAAGAAAGAGGCAAGGTGGAGATTCCCTAAAGCCATATCTTATTTTCACTTTAAAGAAAACCCTTATCCCCATAAATTAAGATTAGCGACTACTAATTTTACTAAAAAGGCGGGATGGCATTTTTCATATTTTGGTGATCCAAAAAGCATAAGTGATAAATTATCTAATTTTTCACATCAAGAGTATAATATACCTAGTATAAATGATGTTAATGTAATTACTAAAAAAATTCAAAAAAAACAGGATTTATTTGGGAGAGATTATGCTAAGATAACTCAAATTAAAATAGAAGATAATACATTTTTACCAAAAAATTATAAATTTTTAAAACAATAGTGAATAAAAAACCACTCAAAAAAATTATGGAACACAAACAATTAAAAAGAATCGAAGATTACGATAAGAATTTACCTATCGTAGAAGTTTACACTGCAGTACAATCAGAAGGTAGTAGAGCAGGTTATCCAACAGTAGTAATTAGAACTACGGGTTGCACACACCGTTGCTATTTTGGCGAAGGAGGGTGGTGCGATTCCTGGTATACTTCAATACACCCTGAAAAAGGACAATTCAACTTTAATGATATTAAAGATGCTTATGCCAAAAACCCACACATTAAAGAGATGATGTTAACTGGGGGTTCACCAACTATGCATGGTGCCTTAGTTAACGAATTAACACATTTTGCTCATGAAAATGATATATTCATTACTATTGAAACTGAGGGATCTCATTTTCTCGCCACTGACCATCCTATTCATTTATTATCTATTAGTCCTAAGTTTAGTAATTCTATACCAGTCGTTGGGGTAGAAACACCTCAAGGTACTATTACCGACCAAAAAATGGTTAATAGACATAATAAGCTTAGACTTAATTATGAGGCAATGAAAAACTCAATAGCATACCATTCAGACTACCATATTAAACCAGTTTGGGATGGTAAAGATAAACAAGCACTAGCTGAAATTATGGAATGTTTAGAGATTTTAGATGTACCACAAGATAAAGTATGGTTTATGCCTGCTGGAGATTCAAGAGAAGGATTATTTAAATCGTATCCTTTAGTATTTGATTGGGTTAGAGATAATGGTTATAGAATGACTTGGAGACCACATATTATTGCTTTTGAAGATCAACGTGAAGTATAGTGGATAAGCAAGAAGCCCTTCGTATATTGGGGGAAATAGAAGAGAACATCAACGTCTGTTGTGCCATAACTATGGAACCAGACGAGGTGTTAGTTTTAATTGATAAAATAAAAAGTTATATAAATGAACAAACGTAGAAAAATCCACGAAGAGTTAGAAGTGGTACAAGAAGGGTTTGCCAATGGTGTAGCACCTGGATTCCCATTAAATGATTTACAAAAACAACACATGATTGAAGATGCAACTGAGGCCTTTGGTGCCTTTTTAACAGCATTAAAATGTGATTGGAAAAGTGATCCAAATTCAATGGAAACTCCTAAACGTGTAGCTAAAGCATATGTCAACGATTTATGGGCCGGTAGATACACAGCAATGTCCCCAATAACTTCATTCCCATCGGATGGTTATGATGGTATTATTATTGAACGTAATATACCATTAACTTCAATGTGTTCTCATCATCACCAAACAATAGATGGTGTTGTTCATATTGGATACATATCAGGAGAAGATGGTCAAGTAATTGGTTTATCTAAACTAAATAGAATTGTAGAGTTATTTGGTAGAAGAGGAGCAATACAAGAACAATTAACATCAGCTATTCATAATGCAGTAGAAAAAATTACTGAGGGTAATAAAGGAGTTATTGTAACTGTAGTAGCAGGGCATAATTGTGTAAGTTGTAGAGGTGTTAAACATCAAGGTGCTTCAATGATTACAACTAAGGCATCAGGTGTATTTAAAGATAATACAAATTTAGCCCGTAAAGAATATTTTGATTCAATCAAAATTAATAACGGAGGACATAATATATAAGAGAAATGGCATTAAAAGCAGACAATAAAATATTTCTTAGTTGGGATGATGTTAATGACGCGGTTGATGACTTATGTAATAAAATCCGACATGATCAACCTAACATAGATTCAGTTCATGGTATCGCTAGAGGAGGATTAATTCCAGCAGTATTAATATCACATAAATTAGGTTTACCTTATACTGATGTTATTTTACCTAATACTTTAGTAGTAGACGACATATGTGATTCAGGGGTTACATTAGAAAAAGCCCCAGGTGTTTGGACAGCAGTATTACATTATAAACCCCACACATCATGTTTTCAACCTAGTATGTGGGCTGACATACATGAAGGAGATGAATGGTTAATTTATCCTTGGGAAACTAAAGATTCAAAACCTATTCAGGATTATCTCAAACCCGGAGCTAAAGAATGGAGAGATAAAGCAGATAAATTTTACAAATCTGAAGATGAATTTTCTCATCTAGCAGATGGTAATTATATTGGGGGGTTGACAATGCCTAAAGAAAATACTAATATGGTGGGTAAAAAAATGGAAGAATTTAAATTTAATAAACATAAATAAACAAAGAAAATTATGAATTATTGGCAAGTAGATGTAAAAATCACATTAGAAAACGAGCAAGGTAGAATACAAAAGATTACTGAAAAATATTTAGTAGAAGCAGTATCACCTACTGATGCAGAAGCTAAAGTCTTTAAAGAATTTGAAGGTGAAAGCAACTTTGAAGTAAATAAAGTAGTAAAAACAAAAATTATTAAAATAATATCTTAATGAGTAATCAATTAGATTTTGGGTTTGATGATCCACAAAAGAAAAACACCGATGTGCCTTTTGTTAATGAAGTAGAAATCTTTAACAGTACGTTTGGAAAACCAAATGCTTATGAACCAACAATACCAGAAAAAAAGGAGTGGCAATTTGTATACGACTTTGTACTTGAGGAACTCGAAGAATATAGACAAGCTTGCGAAAACGGAAACATCGTGGAAGTTTTGGATGCTTTGTGTGACCTTACTTATGTTGCCACTGGGAACGGTACTATGTTACATGGTCTTAAGGATAAGATATGGCCCGCGTATCAAGAAGTACAAGCAAGTAATATGTCAAAATCTTGCATATCTGAGGAAGAAGCCATGGAGACTATCACCCTCCGCTCTAAAGAACAAGCTGAGCCATGCCATAGTGAAAAAGTAGGTGATTATTGGATTGTATATAGAACAAGGGATAGGAAGGTAATGAAGAATATAAATTACTTTAGACCTGATTTATCACAGTTCTTTACAACAGAAGAATTAGCTAAAAATTATCTAGCAGAAACAATTATATAAAACTTAGGCTCCCGTAGGGAGCCTTCGTATATTTACCCAAATATAAAAGGTTATAAATGTATAAAAAGTGTTACAAAGGAAGAAAAATCAAAAGCAATATATGGGAGATGCATTTATGGGAATCCGATGGTACACACCAAACGATACCATTTGAAGATATTGCTTATGTAGAAGATGAAGACAACTATACTATTAAGGGTATAAATGGTGAATCTTTAAGACCAACAACTAATTGGTTCCACTCTAAAAACCCAGATTATAGACATAAAAATACCCCCAATTTACATTTTCATGATATGAACGCCCATCAAAAATTCCTTATTGAAAGATATGGAACTAATGATGAACCATCTACAGGACACCAGGAATTATTTTATGATATTGAGTGTGAAATTGGAGGAGCATTAACTGAAGAATATATTGCAAGTGCCCCTATGCCTATTACTTCAATAGCATTTTGGCACAAACAATCAGATAGTTGGGGGTGTTTAGTATTAGACCCAAAAGGTAAAGTTAAAATAGACAATGACCAAACAAAGAAAGTTGTTGCATTTAAAACAGAAAGAGAATTATTAATGTTTTGGGTAGAGGTTATTCAAGATATTAGACCGGACATATTAATTGGTTACAATAGTGATTATTTTGATAACCCTTACACTTACCATAGAATTTGTAACGTATGTGGAAAGGACATTGCTGACCAAATGTCACCCCTTTATGGGATATTGGAAGAACCTGTTACTTCAAAAAAATACAGTAAATTTTTCTTTAAACAGAATATGTTTGTTGATATTAAAGGGATTGAGTCTTTAGATTACATTCGTTTACATAAAAAGTATAGTTGGAAGGATGAACCGAGTTGGAAATTAGATGCTATTGGTGAAAAATATGCTGGTATGAAGAAGATTGAATATGATGGTAATCTTAATGATTTATACGCAGATGATATAAATAAGTTTGTTAAATATAACTTTAGGGATGTTGAGATTTTAAAACTACTGGATGAAAAATTACAATATATTGCATTGACTAAAAATATATCTCATAAAGGAAAACATAATTATAGTGAAGTATATTTTAACAGTGTAACACAAGATGGAGCAATTTCAGCTTATTTATTAAGTCAAGGCATTGTACCAAATAATAAAGAAAGTAATCCCATGAAAAAACAGGGGTATGCTGGTGGTTATTTATTTTGTCCTACTGCTGGGTTGTATAAGTATATGTTTGATGAGGATTTAACATCATTGTACCCTTCTATAATTATGTCTTTAAACATAGGTAGAGAAACTTATAAGGGTCGTATTATAGATGCTGACGACCGTAATAATAGGTTAGGTCTTAATGACCTAAAAGAACGTGATCCTGAAGAAGAATTAATAGTTGAAAACCATAAGGGAATACAAGCTAGAGTTGATGTTAAGAGATTAATAAAGATGATTGACCAAAATAACTTAACTCTTTCAGCTAATGGGTCTATGTTTACTACAGACAGACAGTCAACCCTGTCTACAGTATTACATAAGTGGTTTACTGAAAGAAAGTTATATAAAGGTAAAATGAAAGAAGCATATAAATCTGGTGATAAAGAAAAAGGAGAATATTACCATTTAATGCAATATACTATGAAGATTTTACTTAATAGTTTGTATGGGGCTACTGCTTTACCTTCATTTAGGTATGGAATGAATTATGCTATTTTAAGTGAAGCAATTACATTAAGTGGTCACAGAATTATACAAGAATCTGCTTTATGTGCTAATAAACATATGAATAAAGTTATTAGAAACGAAGTAAAATTAGATATATAAACTCGCGCAAAAATAGAGGTAGCGCGTTAAACGCGCGTAAAACGCGCATAAATCGCATAATAATATGACACTTAAAAAACAATCAATTAGAAGTAACCAAATAATCACAGTAGAAGGTGGAATTATCCCTAAAGAAGAACTAATTTCTAGAAGTGAGGGTTGGAGTGAAACCCAAGAAAACTTTTTTAGAAAAATGCTTAAGCAGGGTGGTACATTTAAAGTAGCAGGTATAAAATATAAAGTAGAATTAATCGAAAGAAGTGATTTAGATTCAAACGGAAACAAACCAATAACAGTACCACCATTACCAGGTGAAAGAACATTTTAAAACCAAATATATATGTTAGTAGAAGTATCAAACGGAGAATTATTAGATAAAATATCAATTTTAGAAATAAAACTATTAACTATAAAAGATAAAAATAAGTTAATTAATATTCAGAATGAATTTGATGCTTTAAACCCTTTAGTTGTAGAATTATTTGAAAAATCCGATGGTCAACTCCAAAATCATTATCTTGAATTAGCTAAGATTAATGGTGAACTTTGGGATATAGAAGATTGGATTAGAGATTGCGAACGTGAGAAGAGATTTGACAAAGAATTTGTAGAACTGGCTCGTTCTGTGTATATTACCAATGATAAAAGATGTGAAGTTAAAAAATTAATTAATATTTTAACATCGTCAGGATTAGTAGAAGAAAAATCATATAAAGGATATTAATGAAATATTTAGAAGAAACACCTTGGTTTATTTGCGATACAGAAGACAAAAATTATTGTGCTTATGTTGATACTGATTCTAATTACTTTAATGCCGAACCATTATTACTTCACTTATACCCAAATTTTGAAGAATTTGAAGATAATAAAAAGGATGATATTTTAGAAAAAGTAGCATTAAAATACCAAGATATTATTACAGAACATTATGATAATTTAGCCGTAGATTGTTTTAATGTTAAACAGTTTGACTGGTTTGAACAACCTCATTGGTTAGAAATGAAAACTGAATGTGTTATCCGTTCTGCTTATTTTAGAAATACAAGAAGGTATGCTCAATGGATTACAAAACAAGAGGGTATTGCTAAAGAGACACTAGATATTAAAGGTTTAGAGTTTATGAAGGCAAATTTTCCACCTATATTAGGAGAATTTTTTAATGGGATTTTAAAACAAGTACTTAAAGGCGAAAATAAAGATATTATTATAGATCAAATAAAAGTATTTAGAAAACAAATACTTGATGGTACTATACCTTTATCTCAGTTAGGTAACCCAACATCTGTAAAGAAAATATCTAAATATTCTGGAAGGAAACCATTAGCCGGAGAAATATTTACAGAAATTATTCAAGTACCAAGTACAACCCCAGGAGTTAAAAGAATGTTAGGTGCTCCTGCATCTGTACGAGCTTCTATTAAATATAATGATTTACTTAAATTTTGGGGTTTAGATAGAAAACATAATTTAATCACGGATGCTGATAAGATTAAATGGGTATACTTAAAAGATAACCCATATAAAATTGAAGCTATAGCATTTGTAGAACACGATATGCCTAAAAAGATAGAGGATTTTTTAGCTGTTTATGCAGACAGAAAAATGATATTTGAATCTATTTTATTAAATAAACTAGAGGGGTTTTTTAGTGACCTTCAATGGTCATTTGATATAAACCCTTATGTAAACGCTTTAGAATCTTTTGAAATTTAAAAATAAAAATAATGGTAAATAAAAATTTATTAACTTCATTCATTTCCAAATATTACCTTAATGGTAAATTTAATTCAGTAAAATGGAGAGTTAACGATAATAAATTAGTAGTATATGCTGGCGAATCAGGTAGGGCATGTAAGGTAGAATTAAACAAATTTGATCTGGAAGATTGTGAACTAGGTATTTTTGATACAAATAAACTTAATAAGTTAATATCTATAACAAGTGGTGAATTGTTAATTACTACTGATAGTCTAGGAGCATTATCAAATAAACTTAGTATTGCAGATTTAGGTTTTGATGTAATATATTCTTTATGTGATCCTTTAATTATCCCAAAAATTAAAATGTATAATGACCCTGAAGTTTGGGAAATGGAATTAGAATTAAGCCCAGATGATATTTCAAATTTAATTAAGGCAAAAAATGCTTTATCAGATTATAATTACTTTACAATCAATGCCTCAAAAGATGCTGATGGGATTTTATTAAGTGAATTTACATTTGGGGATGGTAATAATTATTCAAACAAAATACAATATAAGATCCAAGGAAGAATTGATGATGAGCTATTAAATGATCCAATTCCGTTTGATTCAGAAATATTTAAAAATATCCTTAATTCTAACAAAGATATGATTAAAAGTTCCTTTAAATTATCTAAAAAAGGAATGTTAAAATTAGAATTTGAAAGCGAAGATTTAACTAGTATATATTACGTAGCAAGAAATGAACAACAAAATTAAAGATAGTAATCCTAAAAGCGATTGGGGTACTATAAAAACAGACCAATTTCCTATTAACCCTTCCTATGATAAAAGGGTGTTTATAGTAGATAACTTTTTCACTGACCCATTAAAGGTTAGAGAATTTGCTCTTCAACAATGGTTTCATGATGATGAAGGTTTTTTAGGATTAAGAACTAGAAAACAATTCTTTTGGGAAGGGTTAAAAAATACCTTTGAAGAAATTATTGGTAAAAAAATTACAGATTGGGAAAATATGGGTATGAACGCTAGATTCCAATCTCACAAAGCAGGGATACCAGGTGTTTATCATGCAGACAACCAATCTTGGGCTGGAGCTTTATACCTAAACCCAGATGCACCCTACGAAGCGGGTACTTCATTTTGGGCACATAAAAAAACTGGGGGTAGACACGCATCTGATCCTGTACATATGTTTGATGGTATTAAATGGGTTGATCAAACTCCTTATGTTAAAGTTGATGAAGTTGGGAATGTGTTTAATAGACTAGTAATATGGGATGCTCAATTAATACATGCCGCACCTGTTTATTTTGGACATAATATAGATACAGCTAGATTAACACAAGTATTTTTCTTTAATACAGGGAAATAATTTTATATATGTATAACCGAATTTAATATTGTATAGCTAGGGCATGCAGTTATATTCACAAATAATAAACCGAGAGCTTTGGCCTCACAAAAACTAAATGATATGAGTACATTATTCAATGAACGGACACCGTTCGACTTACTATTCCGTAATCTTTTTAAGACAGACGGAGTTTTCCAACCAACAACGTTTGAAAACAAACAACCACACCCACTAGATATTTTTTATGACGATGAAGGACTTCATTTTGAAGTTGCTTGTACTGGTCTAACTAAAAAAGACATTCAACTAGAAATTGATGGAGATCTTTTGAAGATTATCTATAATAAACCTAATGACGAAGAGTTTGATTATAGTGGCTACATTTATAAAGGATTAGCCTCCAGATCTTTTAACTTAGGTTATAAAGTAGCATCTAAATTCGAACTAGAGAAATTAGAAGCTGAAATGAAAGATGGTTTGCTTCATCTATTTATTCCAATTGCGGAATCTAAAAAAGCAAAAACAATCAAAATAAAATAAAAGTTTTACCAAAAAAGCGTGTCCTAGCGCAATATTATTCGTATATTCACGTCTAATTAAAATCAGTTATATGACAACAAAACGAAAGTCAATTCAGACTATTACCGATCCCCACTTAGAACCTTTCTTTATTACTAAAGATGAGTACAGTTATACTGTAAAACAAAATGTAACTTCGGATGCATCTCATTTTAGGTCTAAAGGGAATGCTAAAACATATGAAAAGTCTTTGTATTACTATCCTACTATAGGAGCTGCTCTAATGAAAATAGCAGAATTACAATCAAATTTAGTAGACCATAAGAATTTAGACGAGTATATTACCAATTTTAAAACAATAACAAATAACCTTAAAAATTACATTGATGAAAAACTTAGTAGCATTTTATGATGCATGTATTGTAAAACCCATTGAAACTGAAGAAACAGTTTATGGGAACATTATCGTTCCAGACATGGGGAAAGATACAAACACCTTTGGTACAGTTGTAGCTGTAGGTCCAGGACGATACACAATTTCAGGTGTCAAACTAGAACCACAAGTAAAAATTGGGGATAAAGTAGTACTTCCAACACAAGGATTTACAAAACTCCCATTTGAGGGAACCGAATATTATATTGGTTCTGAAAACCAAGTATTAGCCAAAGTAGAAGAAACTGTTGAAGTTGAAGATATTTTAGCTGAAACCAAATTAAGTGAAATTGATGAAGAACATTTAAAAATTAAATAATAATGGAGAATAAAATTTTATACGGCAAAGATGCCAGAACAAAATTAAAAGTAGGGATTGATAAACTAGCGGATGCTGTAGTATCAACATTAGGACCAAATGGTAGAAATGTTGTTATATTCAAAAATGAAATGGAACCACCTCAATCAACTAAAGATGGAGTTACAGTAGCTAAAGCGTTTTCATTAAATGATCCTAGTGAAGCATTAGGAACACTATTAATTAAACAAGCAGCTATTAAAACAGCAGATAAAGCAGGGGATGGTACTACAACTTCAACTTTATTAGCAAGGGACATGATTTCTTTAGGATTAAGCCACTTAGATAGTGGAAAAAACGCAGTATCAATTAAAAGACAAATTGATGTTGCAACAAAAGAAGTAATAGAAGAATTAAGAGATAACATCTCAGAAGATATTTCATCTGAGGACCAATTAGAACAAATCGCAACTATATCTGCTAATAATGATTTAGAAACCGGTAAATTAATTGCCCAAGCAATTGAAAAAGTTGGTTTAGAAGGTGTTGTACATATAGCAGAATCAAAAACAGGTGATACTTACTTAGAAACTGTAGAAGGAATGCAGTTTGATAGAGGTTATAAATCTCCATATTTTGTAACTGATAACAATTCAATGTCATGTTTTCTAGATAATCCAGCTATTTTGATAATGGATCATAAATTAAACACAGTTAAAGAATTATTACCAATTTTAGAAGCAGTATCAAGTCAAGGTAAATCATTATTGATTATTGCTGAAGATATTGATAACGAGGCATTGGCTACTCTTATTGTTAATAAAATGAGAGGTACAGTTAATGTATGTGCTGTTAAAGCTCCAGATTTTGGGGACCGTAGAAAATTAATATTAGAAGACATAGCGGTAACAACAGGAGGTCAAGTATTCAGTAAGGATAAAGGAATGAAGCTTGATAAATTTAGTTGGGATTGGTTTGGTGAAGCAAGAACAGTAACTGTAGAAAAAGAAAAAACAACAATTGTTGATGGAAAAGGAACAGTAGAAGGAATTGAAGCACGTATTGATGAACTACAAACACAAATCGGAAAATCTCAAACCCCATACGAGAAAGAACAATTACAAAACCGACTTTCAAAATTTGTTGGTGGTGTAGCTATTGTACACGTAGGTGGAAATACAGAAACTGAAATGTTAGAGAAGAAAGATAGAGTGGATGATGCCTTACATGCTACTAAGGCTGCTATTGAAGAAGGCATTGTACCTGGAGGTGGAAAAGCACTTTTAGTTGCTCGTCAAGCTATTAATTTAGGTAGTATTGGAGCCCAAATTGTATTTGATGCTTGTGGTTCACCATTTGAACAAATCCTAAAAAATGCAGGGATTGAATCAATTGATTCACAAATTTTAGCTCGTGATATTATTAAGAATAATAGCACTTGGGAATCATATAACCTTAAATCTGAATTAATTGAAGACTTTAAAGAATCGGGGATTATTGATCCAACTAAAGTAACTAGATTAGCACTTCAAAATGCTTCTTCTATTGCAGGAACAGTATTATTAACTGAATGTACATTAACTCAAGATAAATCATCGGATTCTGACAAAATGGCAATGTTGCAAAACAATGCTCAAGGAGGAATGATGTAATAATTAATAATTAATAAATAAATAAAAAAGAATGACAAAACAAGAAATTTTTGAAATTATTGAAGCGAACTTCAATATTTTAGCAGAAGAGCATGTAGGAACCACAAAAGCAAGTCAAGGACGGGCTAGAAAGGCAGCACAAGCAATTAAGAGAGTAATTACAGATTATAAAAAAGCATCTGTAGCAGAATCTAAATAATTTAATTGGGGAAGCTTGTCTTCCCCATTTATTTTTCGTATATTATACCTATGGAAAAAATAACAAAAGAAGAGTATATTTTAATTGCTCGTAGAGTTCCTCCAGGGGATAAATGGAGATTAGTTGCTAATGAACCTGATGGTCCGTTACACAAATCCCTAACTGATACATTAGAAGCATATATGACTAAAACAGGATTTAGAGGAGAATATAGATTAGCTCCATTAAAAAGTGAATTATATGCTATATCAACAACAGAAGAAGAAGTAAAACCAGAACCAATTAAACAATATTCAATTTACGGGGAATATGGAAACTAATACACTATTTAATGAAAAATATCGCCCAGTTTCACTTGAAAACTACGTAGGTAGTTCTAGTCTAAAAGAAACTATTTCTAAGCAATTAGAAGCCAACGATATTCAAAATTATTTATTTTATGGTCCAGCTGGAACAGGTAAGACTACCTTAGCAAAAATTTGTATTAAAAACCTTGATTGCGATTACCTTTATATTAATGCCTCAGATGAAAGAGGTATTGAAACAATTAGAGATAAAGTATCAGGATTTGCTAGTACAATGTCATTTGAACCCATTAAAGTGGTTATTTTAGACGAAGCTGATTTTCTTACTATTCAGGCGCAAGCCTCCCTTCGTAATATCATTGAAACTTTCTCTCGTACGACAAGGTTTATTATGACGTGTAATTTTGTAGAGCGTATTATTGATCCTCTGCAATCAAGATGTCAAGTATTAAAAATAGTCCCTCCAACAAAAAAGGAAATAGCAATCCATTTAGCTGGTATTTGTGATAAGGAAAATATAAGTTATGAACCGAATGCCATTGGTAGTATTGTCAAACAATATTATCCTGATTTGCGTAAAATGCTTAACACTATTCAAACAAGCAGCAAAACAGGAAAACTAAAAGTTGACAATTCCTTATTAATATCTACTAACTATTTGGATGCTATTGTGGAGGAACTTAAAGGTAAATCCCCTAAATTTAATACTATTAGACAAATTATAGCAGATTCAAATGTTAATGACTTTGAAGAGGCATTTAAGTATCTTTTTGATAATGTAGAGAAATACCTCCCAGGAAAAGAAGGTACTGCAGCTATAATCATTAATGAACATCAATATAAATCTAACTTTCGTATCGACAAAGAAATAAATCTAATGTCACTAATTCAAAATTTAATTAATAATAAATAAAACAGTAAATTATGGAACAACCAGTTCAACAACCACAAATTGATTTGAAATCTACAACCGGCCTTAAAAACGAAGAAGGTGGTAGTGTATTCATGTCCGGAGTTATTTTAAGAAAAATTTCTAAATTCGTAGCAGGTACAGATAATGATGCGATCATGCCTATTCCTGTATTTTACGATCCATCAACCAACAAAATTCTTGGTGAAGGAATTCCTGTAGAATTAAGAGAGGAACTTAAAGACGAACTTTGCTAGATGAATAACATCTTTGATTGGTTAAAAGCAATTAATAACACCAAACCCCCAGTCGAATCTTTTACAGACAAAGATTGGGAGGTTTGGAATAGTTACATGATACACAGATTTATATCAATGAATCCTGATTATATAGAAATTGTAAATTATGTTCAAGATCTACCTCCACAAGAAAAAAGGATGATATATTCTATATATAAAGAATTCATTCCTAAAAACCATAAGTGGAGTAAATATATTAAATCTAAGGTAAAACAACCTAACACTGATTTAGTTAACCATATCAAAGAAAACTTCCAATGTTCAAGTAAAGAAGCAAGAGAATATATAACTTTGTTGGATACCCCACAAATTAGTCGTATATTATCGAATAGAGGATTAAATACAAAAGAAATAAAACCATT